GTGTCTTGAGTAGTAGGTTGTACAAGTTGAGTAAAAGACGTATCAATTACCTGTTTGTATTGATTCCTATCGTAGACTAATTTAGTTAATTTTACTTGTTGAGCCATTACCCATTAACAACTTTAAAATTGTAATTACTATCAAATACTCTAGTAGTACCTTCAATTGTGGTTTGAATTAATATAGTATAATATCTTTCAGGTTGGAGACCATTCATGTAAACTGTAAAGTAGCTAGAAGTAGCATCTGCGCTTAACTTAGTATAAGTTGAATCAAAGTCTACAACATATTCGTTAGTATCTAAATCCTTAATAGCCCAATAAGATGATGTCGGTAAATAATAGTTTGTAGTATAAATAGAGGCTGTTTGGAATATTATAGCCGGGTATTGGGGGCGACTATCTACTCTAAATTTTTGAATGCTGGAAGAATAAAAGAACCCTTCATTATCCATTATAGAGATATAAGCCTGGGAATCTGTTAAGATTGTTTGGGTAGAGGAACCTGTGTCAAAAGTAAAATCATTCCACTTTAACTCTAAAGTAGGTGGGTAAATTGTATGGGTATCTACCGAGTAGTATTGTAGTACAGGTTGGATAGGGGGGTTAGGGTTAAATTCAATAGTATCCTCCCATTTAACTAAAAATCCTTCATTAGCAATATTAGTTTCACTACCAATAGCATTTGAACTACTATACCAAGCCGCTACAATCCCCTTAACAGGGGCGTTTAAATCCTTCTCAGAACGATATGTAAAGGTTTGGCTTGAAGTTATAGGCAAAGTATGAGAAGAACCTGTAAACCAGTTGCCCCCTCCAATATTTGAACCTGAATATGAAGCAGTAACATAAGCTGGTAATCCGCTAATAGGCCAAGCTGCGTTATTTACAAAAGTTCTCCATCTCCAGCTGGTGCCATTTGTTGAAATTGGGCTATCTAAATATTTCCCAGTCCCCATAACCCAAGAACCTGAAGTTGGATAAACCTCTAACACATAATCAGTGTCAATACTTTGAGCAGTAGCTATAAATAATCTTAAATTAGCATCCCAATCAGAGTTTCCAATAAGAGTTGAAAATGCACTATCAATTTCACCTTGATTAAATTTAACAAGATGTCTAGAAACCTGTGGGTTAGTATCTGTTAAAAGATTTAAATTACCTACATCTAATATTTCATCCAACCCTGTATTCATAGCAGGGAATAGAGAATACATTGTAGCGTCCTTTTCTGGGAAAATTTTATATACTGCCATTATCTTATAGATTTACTACTCTACCCTGAATATCAGTGGTGGGGTATTTTACTTCAAAAATCATAGGATCTAGTGATGGGTAAATTACTCCATTGAGTGTAGCTCCTGTTACATCATACGCATATGGGGAATATCCTAAGGCTTCACCTACTTTATTTAAGAATGTTAAGTTTTTAACTGTTTGTACTCCTTCCACATTATCTAAAACTACATAAACATCTCTTAAAATGATAGGCTCATTAATCTGCCAATTTTTAATAGCAAAGAAATCTTGCATTGCTAAAATACATCTTGTAAGTACTTCGTTTGAGTTATAATTAGGAAGTACTATAATATCAAAATTAACACCAATATTGACAACAAATGCATCTTTGATACTTATTGAATCATTTACCATTCTATATTGCGAAAGATAAGTAGATAAATTTTGCTTAAGAGCTACGGATGCCGTTGTTAACTTTGAGTTATTATTAAAAGATAAAACATACAAATCTAATATTGAAGCGGCAGCCCCTGAGGCTACAGATTGTGCTTTAGTGGGTTCAATGTATGCTTTAGAGATAACACCGTATTTAGCAGGTAAAGAAAGTGATCTTACTAAGTAATCATCTTGTGTTACATTACGTAATTGGGTTGCAAAATTTGAAGATGCATTTTGTCTAATTTCCTCAGTTGTATCTCCATCCCCCCCACCATCCGCGGCTGCTGGGTTATTGATTGCTAATGTGTTAAAAATATAATCAGCATCTACTCCAACATTAAAATTTAAAAACTGTATATTACCACTACTTACTTGATTTATAGTGTTAGCAGGTACGTTTGCACCAACCCCACCACCAGTTAAATATCTTACTGTTAAAGTGGTATTTGAAGGAGCTATACCGTAGGTTTTAGTAAATACAAAATTAGATGGAGCAAAAGCAGTTGTAAGTTTATCTTTTTCAAATGTTAAACCTAAACCTACATTATCAGGATTTGGTAAAATTTCTTCATCAGTATCAGCTGAGGTTCCAGCACCGAATTGGATTTGAAGAGTAGTACTATTTAAAAAACGAGTAGTAAATCTTCTTTGTACTCCCTTTAACTGTAAAAGATATGGTGTATCACCTTCGTATTGTGATAAATTAGGATCATTTACATTAGTATTCTTAATGGAATCGTAAACTGTATCTTGTGCTAAGTAATCTACCTCATACCAAATATTACCATCTGAATCTACTATGTCTAGGATTCCTACAATGTTAGGTGAAGATATTTCAACTGTAGCAAACTGTTCAGGGTTTGTAAATGAAAAGGTAGTAGAATTAAGGTTTGATGAGATTGCCTTACGTGTTTTCTTTAACAAGTAAAAGTTTACAACGGCTCCCGTAGTTTGATATACCGTTATCTCAGTAGGATCTCCTGAGGAGGAGACACTAAAATCAATTGGGTCTTGAATTAAAAACGATAAACTACCAGATGCCGATGATAATACAGTTGTATTCTCAGGTACATATAGAGCATAATCAAAATCTGGTTGGTTGAGATAATTTTTAGGGACTTGTTGATAAAAATCTACTTCTACAGTAGCAACTTGAGTTACATTTGGTTTATAGCCAAACATATAGGCTAACTCATACAAATTGTTTGTTTGGCGAGCATACTGTAAAAAGTTTTCTTGGATTTGGTTATCCAAATAGAATGAAAGGATATCACCTACATAAGCAGCCATCTCCATAAACATCATACCGGGTGATGAAGGGGAGAAATCATTATAAGTAGTAGGGAAATAGGTACGAGCATAGTTAATTAAACCTGCTCTTAACTCGGTAAAATCCTTGTTTAGATATTGTATGTTACGTCTTACAGCCATTAGTTGAATGCTATTTGTATTTCATCAGATATAGCGGTATCTACAACATTATATGATATAGAAACTGTTATATTATTATAATCAGGGTCTTGAAGTACTTCTAAATTAGAAACACGTACATTTGGGAAATATGTGCCTATTTTACTTTGTATGTCCTCTTGCAAAGATTCTAAAGTATCAGAACTAATTTGTTCAAAAATGAAACTTCTTAAACCCCCCCCATATGTGGGATTCAAGTATCTTTCACCGGGTTCAGTTAAAAAAAAGTCTATTAAATTATTTTTAATAGCATCTTTTGTAGTATAAGTTGGGTAAAAAACCCCGGGTGCATTAAAAGGTATAGAAACCCCAACAGCCGTTCCAGGCTTAGTATCAATTGGGAATATCTTTTGTGCTCCGAAGGCCATTACTTAACTTTTTTTCATTAAACCCATAATCTGATCTAAGCCAACATTACCTGAGGGTAATGAAGAACCTTCACCTGATGTATTCATACCGGGGGCTACTTGTAGGGTTGATTGGTTGATGCCTGTTCCTTTAGCATCAGTTGAATTAAATGAGAGAGTATCTTGTCCTCTTCGCATATCTCCCATAATACTTTCCATCATAGCTCTTTTTTCGGTAGATGATTTTTGTGGTGCACGGGTAATATTTGCTACTTCAGACCCACCTCCAACAGGAATTGCTTGGTAAGTTTCCTGGATTGGGGTTTTAGGGGTACGAATAGCTTCCAATAGAATATCCTTTAGCTCCTCTTGGATTGCTTCTCTAACTGATTCTTTAATTAATTGTTTGAAATCTTGCGCTTTCATGTTTATAAATATTAAATTTAATAAGCTTTTAAATTGTCTCTGTCAATTATTAACTTAAGTTCATCGATTAATGTTTGATAGTTTGTTGTAAACGATAAAGGAGTTTCTAATAATGGAATCCCCGATTGATTTAAAGCTATAGCTTTTTTACGATTAACGGTAGGGCTAAAAGGTACTTCCTCTATTTGGAAAGTAAATCCTTTATAGGGGACATCATTTCCATCAGCTTTAGTTTCATTGTTGGTGGCTTGTTCGACAATATCTGATAAAGAATCTAGTGATGAATCAGGATTACATGTTATAATCAAAACATCTAATGAATTAAGTAAAGTAACTATATTTTGAATTATTTTAGAAAATATAGCTATAGGAATAACTAAACTATCTATTCTATCTTTTTGTTGTTGGAGTTTTGAATTACCTAAACTATCAAAGGTTATCCTATCAGCAGCATCCCCTAAATCATTAAGAGCAGCGGGAATAGCCCCAGGTAAGCCAAAAGGAATGGCTTTTGCAGCCATAGAAATTCCAGTTTTAATATTCTTTAAAGTAGATAGTGAAAATATTAGTATATCTAAAAAACCAGAAACCCCAGTATATGTAGCCGTAGCTACATTTAAAGACTGCCCTACAGCATTTAATTTACCTACTATATTATTTCGTTTTTCAACTATAGATTGTAATATAATTGGGTCAGGGCATGAACCAGGAATGAATTGGGAAGTAAGATTTGTTATAGAAGATGGGATTTGGTCCTCTAATTCAGTACCTTTTTGGATGAGAATTTGCCCTAGTTTTTGTAAACCTTTTACCTTTCTATCCTCTGGTATAGATCCCAATATAGTAGTAATATCAATGCCAGCCATTATAATGTTTTACTTACTTTTGATTTGGTTGTAGTTTGCAATTGAGTAGCAATGCTAGCTAATTTTGGAACTAATTGAATAGCAGCGGCTGCTACCGCTGGTCCTCCTTGTGGGGTAACAGTTTGCAAAGCTACTGTTAAAGCTTGTAATTGGTTAACCAAATCAACCAAAATATTAATAGTAGTGTCACCCTTTAAAACAGATTCGGTTGCGTTAACTCCACCTAATAACACGCTATTAGATTGAATCACCGATTGGGGTGAATCAACACTAAAACCGTTTATAGCATTGATATTTACCGTTTTTTTAGACGATAATAATATATGATCCTCGGTAGAATTAAATACTAAACGACCAGAATTTAAGATAAGTTGCTTACCTGAGTATTCGTTTGGTGTAGAAGGTGGATTAGAAGAATAACTAGAGTATGAGGTACTAGATGCTTTTAAGGGGATTTTCTGGGTGCTGGTAAAGTATATAGAAGTATCATCGTTATTAATATCTTCTATTGTTGGTATCCAACCTTCCTCTGTTTGGTTACCTTGACCATTACGAATTATGGTAATTGAATCTCCATTTTCTCCTATTGAAGACCATGTATTTGGGGTATTCTTTACAGTAGAACCTAATCGTATTGAATTACCCCACCTACCCTCTATAATTTTGTCACCTTCAAAAGGTAAAAGAGGATGAATATTCGATCTCTCTTTAAAAGTAGCCCCTAAAAATATCTCAGTAGATTGGTCGGTTACCCTTCTTACACTCCCCGCTTCTGTTTGTACATAGTCTTTTTGTTGGGTAGGGGGTAGATTATTAGAGTTTTGGGGAAACGCGTTATGGTGGGGGTGGTTCCAAATACCTACCGTGTTAATATAGTAATTATTGGTAGTACTCGTAGATTCTCCTATACTATTATTAGGTAAAGCTAATATATAAACTATCTCGTTTATTAAAGGAAAATTCTTAAATGATGGATCTAATGGGTGAGCAATAGGGTATAATTGGTTAGGTGGAGTAGGTGATTTAACTATGTCATATTCTATAGTACCTAAACCATTCCACTCCCCTAATTCTTTAAATCGTGGGTGGGTTTCATCTAAAACAATACTAATTATCCTACCTGAAGTTATTAAGTTATTTAAACTTAGACTAGTAAAGGTATTAAAACTATTTTGTTTAGAATTATTAGCTACATTGTTAATAGCTATTAAACCACGACTACCGGCCATTATTACTCGGGTTTAAACTTGCTTATTTCATCAAGTAGTTGTTGTTTTTCCTCGTCGGAGATGCCTAATCCACTTTCCCCACCATCACTATTCATAGAGCGTTGAGCGAGTGCCGTCATTTTAATTAAAATATCATCATTTTTAACCCCTATTTCCATGTATTCTTTGATTAATGGAACTATGAGAGTAGCATCCCCGATTTCTTCAATCATAGGTTGCAATTCCTTGATAAGAGCATTTACCTGCTTATCCTTTTTTTGTTGGTTATTATAGATCTCTTCTAAAAGATCTGAAAGTTTTTTATTACCGAATACTATTTTATCAAATTGGCTCATGGTTATAAATACTAAGCTATTTAAAGTTTACATAACCATATTCTAAATAGAATATATAATTGGATTTAAATATATCGTATAGCTGATTGGCTATTTTAGTGATTTTTGGAGTTTTGGCATCTACTTGTTCTCTAATATATATGTAAAGTGCTTTTTTATTAAATACATCAATATCTTCCCTTTTACGAAATAATTCTAAAATAGCATCCGCTATTTGAGCATCTTCTAATTTTCCAAATAATTCAAAAATATTTTCTGTACAATACTCAATATATAAATCTATAAAGATAGACAATTTATCTTGGTGGGGGTCACTTGCCGTATTCTCGTCTATTTGGTATGAATAAAATTCATCTTCTTCTACGTGTTCAACTGGTGACTTGATAATTCTTCTTTTATAGTTTCGCGTGTTAGATATAATTAAGTATCGTTTTACGATTGTACCGAAATAAGAAAATGCCTTACTACCTCTAGTTTGGTCGTATAGATGCATTTTAGTTAATAAGAAAGTAATTACTTCGTGTTGTAAATCTTCAATATTCTCCACCTCCGTATAATAGAATTTAAAGGTATGGATGATATTCTCGGTTAACTTAAAAAATGGGTAGTGGATATATCTGTGATATATCTTTTCTTTTTCTGAGGAGGTGGCTGCTTGGTTGTATCTTACAATAGCATCTTCTGTTTCTTGGGTAAAGTATTGTACACCTTTTTTCCTTTTTACTACTACTTCACTCATAATTTATTATTGTAAGGTTTTAACATATCGTTTAACATTTTAAGTCTATCGAAGAAAAAACCTACTTCATCATCACTTTTAAAAGTACCACGTGAATCTATTTCTTCAATTCTCTTATTCATAAACTCTACAATACTCCCCAACCCATTAACATATTCTTGATATGAGATAATAGCGTCTTGACTTTTGTTTAATTCATCTTCATATCTTTCAATTTTTCGTAAAAGATTAAAGGTCGTGAATCCTAAGACCACGACCAATATGGATAAAATTGATATAATATAAATCATAGATTATCTAATAAGTTTTTTAACCCTTCACTTCTAACAGAACTAAGTGCTTTTTGTTTTGCAGCTGGTGGGGTGGATTTTTTTACTTCGGTTTTGAAATTATTTTTAAGAGGAGTTCCCCCATTTAATTTTGGTAACCACTCACGTTCAAATTCAATTCTTGCTGACATTAAATCTGCCTGGTGGAGGATAAATGGTAAGCTAGTACGAGGTTTCTGTTCAGGCATGTAAGACATAAGATACTTCTTATTACTTTCATCATATAACCCATCGTGAGTTTGGATAGCAACCATCTCATTGAATGTATACTGGATACCGTGAGATTGGAGCATGAATAGACCTCGGTCAGGGACTGAAGCAAATGGGACTTGGGTGTTGAATTTATAATCTTCACCTAATTTTTCCTTTCTCCATTTATCATCCTGGGGGATATATGATTCTTGAGTCTCATCACCC